TAAATATTATTTCTTCCTAAATACAGAGTTGCAAGTTGTATCGCGTTCAAATACATCTCTTGACGATTATATGAACATAACTCAGCTTGCATCTAAAGAATGGTGGGAGGATGAATTTCTTGGAGGCAAGCATTTGAAGGGTGATTCACTTGCGCTTATAGCTACGCATTTAATGTATAAATCACGCCAATTTGGTATATTTAACCCTGAAAACGTACGTGGGCGTGGTTGCTGGATAGACGGAAAAAAAGTCGTTATACACGCCGGAAACAAATTAATAGTTGATGGCAGAGAAACAGAAACGGCAAGGTTTAAGTCAGATTATATTTACCCCGGTTCGCAATCAATACGCATAAACGTTAATAACCCATTATCTGCGTCTGATGCAAACAAATTTATGCAGCTATGTGAGCGTTTATTATGGGAACGACCTATATACGCAACATTACTTGCTGGATGGTGTGTAGTTGCGCCTATGTGCGGGGCTTTAGATTGGAGACCGCACATTTGGGTGACGAGTAAGGCGGGATCAGGGAAGAGCTTTGTGATGGATAACCTAATCAAACCAATGATAGGAGATTTCGGTTTATTTGTACAAGGAAGAACAACAGAGGCAGGAGTACGTCAACGGCTGTGCAGTGACGCAATGCCAGTAATGTTTGATGAAGCGGAATCTGAAAATCAACGCGCAGGATCTACAATTGAGAACGTGCTTGCTCTTATGCGTCAAGCCAGCAGCGAAACAGGCGGCAAGATCATTAAGGGAACTTCTGGCGGTAAGTCTATGAGTTTCACAATCAGATCATGTTTCGCGTTATCTTCAATTGCCGTCAATCTACAGCACACATCCGATAGTACCAGGGTTTCGGTATTATCGTTATTGCAGGATAATTCAGACGATGCACAAAACAAATTTGAAACGTTGCGTAATGATATTTATGAAACAGTAACGCGCGAATACTGCGACAACATGCAAGCCCGTACCATTAAGTATCTGCACATTTTGAAACAGAACGCCGTGACATTTTCAGATGCGGCAGCAAAGCATCTTGGCAGCAAGAGGCTAGGGGATCAGGTTGGTATACTTATTGCAGGGGCTTATCTCCTTTACAGCAGCAACTTAATCTCACTTGAGTCAGCTACAGAATGGGTAGGTAAGAGAGATTGGAGTGATCAACAGCAGATTAAAGATGATACGGATGAATCAAGGCTGCTTAACACGATTATTACAACATCGCTTAGAGTGAGCAATGGAAAGACAACGATATCAAGGGTAATAGGGGAGTTGATAGAGATTTGCCAGAGATCAGCTGATATTCCTTTTGATGGTGATGATAGTGGTCAAGATAGTAATAAAATTACAAAACGACAAGCGCATGAAGAATTATTAAGAAATGGCTTGAAGGTTGATGCGAAACGTATTATCGTGTGTAATAATCATCAGGGGATGAAAGACATCCTTAGAAATACTAAGTGGTGCGATAACTGGGCGCACACTTTAAAGAATATTAACGGGGCAATAGCTGTAAAGGGAATTCGGTTTAAATCGTTACCTTTACGCGGAATATCAATACCTTATGAGGCTTAATCTATGAAAATATTGTAGTCACTTTTAGCGTTTTGACTACAGGTGACTACACTAGTTGACTACAGGTAACGTGCTGTAAAGTAAGCGAAAAATCACGTTTGTAGTCAATGTAGTCACTATATATAGAGATACCCCCATACATATACACACATATAACACCACTATTATTTCATGACTACATGACTACAATGACTACAAGTATATAAATATATATATATAATAGTATGTTAGTCTGTAGTCAGTATTGTAGTCATCTGTAGTCAGTTAGTAATAAAATCAGTTTTAACCAGTTTTTAATAAAAATTTGATAGTTTTTGAATCCAGAATAATAAACAGAATATAAATCGTCAGCAGTGCTGTTTTTAGAGCGATACAGAAGGATTTAGAGTTAAAATGATAAATCATACATTAAAATTAAAAACCTTCTAAAAAGTACCTTAAAATCAATTTAAACAATATAAGAAAAAAATGTCACTAAACAGAATGTACTGGGCAACAGAAGATCAATTGTTATTTTTGCATCACATGGAGAAAAACACCGAGCCAAAAAAAATGGCACTGATATTTAAAAAATCAGTTACGGCGGTAAGAAGCAAAGCAACAAGGATCAATAACGCACGCCAAAGAATGGCTGATTTAAATATCACGCAAGCCGATCTTATCAGGGTAATTGTGCAGTGCGATTGGAAAATAGATAAAATCAGAAACAGGCTGGGAATCAGCTCACACATGATTATGTCATTTATTCATAGTCACCCTGAAATACATAGCAAAATCAATGCGATAAAAAGCAAAGAAAAAGTAAATTATGCTATAGATACAAACAAGAAAACAACAATTATTCCTAGAGTTGGAATCATAAAAGTAGATGAAAATGCCGTACCAACAGAGCGTAATTATTTAGAGCAAGCAGAGCAGATTTTGAAGGGGAGAATAACAAGACATCCAAAGCTAGGAAGGCTACTAGATGGGGAAAGAAAGAGCGTTAAACAGATTTTGGAAGCTGCTGGAATTAATGATCCAGCCCTCTATCTGTGATAAAATAATAGTCACAAGCCAATTTGACAGCGTGTGGGATTTTGGTTTTCCCTGCAAGATAGTTGTTAATGGTATTGCGAGTGCAACCAAGGTACATGGCAACGTCACTGACTGACAGCTCAAACGATTCCATAAATCTTTCGAGATACTCTTTGTCAATTGGTGTTTTCTTAAATTTTTCTTGATATCGCTTCTGTCTCATTTAATTTCTCTAGTAGCTAGATTTGTTTTACGTTTAACCATATTTTTAGTTTTGTCTATTGAATCACACAATGATATTGATACGTTAAACAGTGCAATCCTAGCCTCTGATTCCGTATCTGCCATTATATCAACTTCGTATTCAACATAGCCTTTAAACAATTTTTTCATTTTTACCTTGCGTTTATTTTTAATGTATAGTAATAATTGAATTACACAGCTTTGTAAAGCATTTTATAAATATCAAATAAACAAACGTCATGGAATTAATTATACTGTATTTTCTACCATCATTCTTAGCATTGTGCTTTGGTCATAAGGATAGAGGGGCAATTTTGATGCTTAATATCTTCCTTGGATGGACGTTTATAGGTTGGGTAATAGCTTTAGTTTGGAGTTTTAAGAAGTGAACTCAGAGGTTGAATTAGTTAACCATGTTAACGAAAAAAGGGGAATATTCCTAGAGAATCTTGTCCAATGTTTTGGAAACAAAACACTTGCGGCAAAAATGACAAGGATATCTAGAACCGCTGTTTTTAAATGGGAAAAAGAATCTCCTGAATATAAAGAACTTGTAAGACAAGCGATAATTGACGGTGAAGAATTTGAACTAGAATCATGCGCCGAAGTTGTTCAAGAAGCCGCAATGGTAGGAAGGGATTGGAAAGCAGCCGTAGCATTATTGGAACGCAAGCACAAAAAACGTGGATGGAATAAATCTATAGAACATACTGGTGCTGATGGAAAGCCAATGGAGATAATACAATTCTATATGCCGGGAAATAGCAGGGATGACGAGGAAGAAGAGGAAGACACAGACTAAATAAATGAAGCGTAAAATAATAAAAATAAAACCACAAGCTGGACCGCAGGAAACGTTTCTTTCAACGTCTGCTGATATAGCTCTATACGGCGGGGCTGCTGGTGGAGGTAAAACTTTTGCGCTATTATTTGAACCCATTAGACACGTACAAAACCCCAACTTTGGCGCAGTAATATTCCGGCGCGAATCACCACAAATAACCAATGAAGGCGGTTTGTGGGATGAATCAATCAAGCTATATCCTTCTCTCGGTGCAGAGCCATTATCGCACAAGCTTACCTATAAATTCCCATCTGGCGCAAAGCTTAAATTCTCACATTTACAGTACGATTCGGACGTTTTGAACTGGCAAGGAAGCCAAATTCCGCTGATTGGCTTCGATGAATTGACCCATTTTAGCAAGTCTCAATTCTTTTACATGATGTCAAGAAACCGCTCAACTTGTGGCGTACGTCCTTATATTAGGGCTACTACTAACCCGGACGCTGATAGTTGGGTTGCAGAGTTTATTGCGTGGTGGATAGATCAATATACTGGGCTTGCAATACCTGAAAGATCAGGAGTAATACGCTGGTTTATCAACTTAAACAACGAAATCATATGGGCAGATACACGCAAGGAACTACAAGCCAGATTTGAAGGATGTATGCCTAAATCGTTTACGTTTATCGTTGCCAGCATTTACGATAATAAGATTTTATTGAAGAAAGATCCCGGCTATCTTGCTAACTTGATGGCACTACCGCTCGTTGATCGTGAGCGATTGCTGGGCGGCAACTGGAAAATACGCCCATCATCTGGACTATATTTTAAGCGTGAGTATTTCCAAATAATTGATTCAGCACCAGCGGATTGTGAATGGTGGAGGAGTTGGGATTTAGCTGCTACGGAAAAAACCCATGATAACGATCCAGACTGGACTGTTGGCGTTAAAATCGGCAGAGATAAGCAGGGAGTTTTTTACATCGGTGACGTTATACGATTCCAGAAGTCGCCACTGCACGTAGAGCAAGCGATTATGAACATTGCAGAGCAGGATGGTAGGATGGTGCGAATAGCTCTATCACAAGACCCCGGACAGGCAGGAAAGGCACAGGCTGAATACCTAACACGTAAGCTTGCAGGATATATGGTATTTACAGAGCGCGAAACAGGCGATAAGGTAACAAGGGCAGGGGCATTTTCTTCGCAGTGCGAGGCTGGAAATGTAAAGATAGTACGCGCTGCATGGAATTCTAACTATTTGATGGAATTGGAAAACTTCCCTCCTGAAAAAAACAAAGGTCATGACGATCAAGTTGATGCTAGTGCTAACGGGTTCAACAGAATCGCCAAACCCGCGCAACAAGTAAGAATCAGGACTGCTTAACCTCATCCACTTCAGGCCACATAAAAGGAATGTTGTTGCGCTGGATTATGCTATATCTTGTTCCCACCTTCATAGCATTGTTCACAGCCAATAAATCATTATCCCTCTCTATCATAAAATGAGATTGCCACCTAAAATTATGAACTAAATCACCTACCTGCGGATTTAATATATGCTCGCTATCTGGGTGGATGTAGTAAGGAGATTCTGTTCCTAGATATTTTTCATAATAAACAATATTATCTCCCGTATAATTATCGGTAATAGTTCCGTCTGCCCATTCGATATTTATATTAAAATGCTTTGACATCCACGCCGCAGCCAATGGATCTGTATAGTAGTATCGTTTAGTCATTATTTCCCCTCCTTCATTTTATCAATATTATCTTCCCATTGTTTGCAAGTCGGTATCTGCTGGGAAACTTTGGCTGTGTATGATTGTTTGCATATTGCATCTCTTGTTAAATCAATTGTGCCACTAATTGTCATTACAAGAAAAGCAACTGCAAGTATAATAGACGCTAGAAATAAGAAAATATTACTCATCAAATTGCCCTTCCGTGTATGTTATTGTTACTTTGACGCATTCTGTTCTGATATTATCATATTTTTCCATATTATCAGCAGTTTTCCTGCTGGGGTGGATATGAAGTGATGTGCTACCATCTTTATAAATATTAACATACCCAATAATGGTTTTTGGTGTTTTTATTTCTTTATCTATCCAATTTCGCAATATATCATCTCTTGATTCGCCTAAACTGCCATCAATATCAATGTAGTAATGAGTATTATAGAGTGATCCTATATAGGTAATTACACCATCACCAACACGCTCATACCGCGCACCATTCTTAAACTCGCCTGTATACATTTATTTATCTCCTAATAATAGTTTAGCCAATTTCAATTTTGTGGGAGGGCAATTACGCCGACCCTGATCCCATTCTTGTATTGTTCTTACGCTGCATTCCAATATATCGGCAAGTTTATGTTGTGATAGTTTGTGTTTGTGGCGTAGTGCGGTTATTGGGTGTTGTTCTTGCATGATTAATTTCCCATATTATTGATTTCTATAAGTTTTGTAATAAAGTATTGTGTTATTTGTTTTGTCTCTTTTGGATTGAAATTAACAAAATTACTATGGCGATACAATTGCCCATCAACCCAATCTTCGTGTGTATTCCCCGATTCTACAGCAGCTATCGCTACCCCCATAGCTACTACTTCTTCTTTTGTGTTGTTAAATTTTACCGGAGTTGGTGACATACACTCATTCTCAACTTGCTCTTTTAATATAAGTATTTCAGCGATATTTAACATGACGTTTATTCCTTATTTAAATTATTATGTTGTCCTGATTCCCCTAATATATACCGCATTGCCGTATCAGTCAACACCTATTTTACACCATAATCAAAATAATTTTACATTACCCTCTTAATCGTGCATAATATAAAAAGTCAACATATTTTTTATTATAGGCGGTTATTAATGGGCTTAATGTCATTTTTTGGAAAATCAAAACTACAACCAGTCACTATTGAGCGTAAGACGGTATCCGAGTATGTGGCATTTGTTAATAATAATGGGATACTCTTGCCTGATGTATCATCATTAAATATTAATCTCCTCATTAAACATTATGAGTCAGTAAACCCTCTAGCTTCCGGGATAAAGAAAATCTCTAACGCTGTCGGTATGCTGCCTATCATTTTATATGATAAACGATCCAAGAAAATAGTTGAATCGCATCCTATTTTAGACCTTCTTTATAAGCCAAATAACGAGGAGCAGAAGACTAAAAAAGACTTCATGCGCGATATTGCAATATGGAAAATACTTGAGGGAAATGCCTACATAAATCTTGTGGGGCTATCAGAAAAATCACGTCAATTATACGTGCTTAATCCTAAGAGCATGACGATCACTCCAGATAGTAAGGGCTATCCGGGTAATTATCTCTACACCACTGGATATCAAAGCGAATCATTTACCCGTAGCATGACGACTAATCGCTTTACTACAAGGGATGGTGCTGGCGAGTTGATGCACATTAGGAACTTCAACCCGAACTATTCAAACGGCGATTTAAAAGGTAGTTCCGAAATATTGCCTATGTTTTTTGAAATCATGCAATACCTGGAGGCAAGTAATCATAACCTGAAACTTCTCACCAACGGGGCAAGACCATCAGGGGCGTTGATTATCAAGAATAAGGATGGTTCGCAGTTGACTCTGTCTGAAGAGGATTTTGCACGTCTAAAAACAGAGTTAAGCGAATCATATTCAGGCAGTCAAAACAGCGGCAAGCCTATGATTCTTGAGGGCGGCTTAGAATGGCAGGAAATGAGTATCAATCCCAAAGATATGGATTTTGCCACGCTCAAGAAATCCGCGGAAATGCAGATTTATACCGGGCTTGAAATACCACTACAATTAATGATGCCGGAATCAACAACGTTTAACAACATGGCAACCGCAGAATTAGGTTTCTATAAAAACCGTGTGATACCGTTTGCAGATGATATCTTGCATAGCCTCAATAGCTGGCTAATACCGCTCTATAAAGGATCTGAAAACCTAGAATTACGTATCGATAGAAATAACGTGGATGCATTGGCATTAGACCGGGCAGAAATGAATAAAGCAATCAACGAAGATCCTACAAAAGAGATAAATGAGAAGCGCAAACTACGCGGTGAATTGCCTGTGGTCGGCGGTGATAAAATAGTCACAAGCGCAGGAGTTGCAATTGCAGGTAAAGACGCTAATCTATCATCACCAGTAACTACCGATCAAACAGGCTCAAAAAAAAAGCCTACTGGTCAGAAAGACTCTAGCTACGTCTTAGATTCTCAAATATTAGCGGTGATTGAAGAAATTGATACTCCATTCGTTACCGCTAATACATCACCGCTTATGGCGTCAATGTACTCAAAACTTGTTAAAGAGTTCGGTGCTGACCAAGTAGCGGAAATAGGCAAGAAGATATCATTTGAACAAACCAAGCGCGTGAATGATTTTATAACTGATCGTAGTGCGGAACTTGTGCAACTGATTGACGATACTACAAAAAAACGCCTTAAAGAAACTATCTCACTTGCAGCAGAAACAGGTGCGAGCATATCTGAATTATCCGATCTCATACATTCTGAATTTGATGATTTTTCCAAATACCGCGCTACTAATATTGCAGTAACAGAAACAACTATAACATACGGATTCTCTGCACGTGAGGCAATGGAACAGGCAGAAATATACCGTTCTGTGTGGATGACAACGCGCGATGGTAAGGCTAGGGATTCGCACAAACGGCTAGATGGGCAGTTAACTAAAGATGATGGATATTTCCACATTAATGGGGATAAAGCATTATATCCGGGTGGATTCTCATCAAAGAAGGAAAATATTCATTGCCGTTGCGCTATCAGGGCTTACTTTGAGGGTGAAAAATCTCACGGAATGACAGAAAAAGAAGAAACAGAATTATGGTTACGCCGCGATAAATTCCGCGTATCAAAAGAGAGTTATGTTGAAAACGTAATGACAAAATACTTCAAGGCGCAAGAAGATGCGTTTTTTGAGAAGTTCGATAGCCTTATGGGTGGATTTATGTGATGGTCAGTGTAGTAGGATTTGAACCTACACCTACGGATTCCAAGTCCGTGACGCTACCAGATTACGCTATACACTGTTAAAAATAAGGGCTTGTAGTTTTTACATTACAAGCCCTTAAATTTACTTCAAACTAGTAACAAGGAGATATGATTTTTATATCAAAATTATATTTTATTGTCAACACTTAAAACGGCACTTCATCATCAATCGGATCTGAATTGCTTGGTGATGATTGTTTCGGCTGATCACTTGATTCTGATAAATTACTACCACTGCCGCCAGCACTACTAAGCATGGTAATCGTACCACCAAAACCTTGCAGGACTATTTCAGTTGTGTAACGCTCAACGCCGTCTTTATCAGTCCATTTGCGCGTATGTAATGCGCCCTCAATGTAGAGTTTTGAACCTTTTTTAACATAGTTCTTAACCAGATTTACCAAGCCATCATTAAAAATAACAACTCTATGCCATTCTGTTTTTTCTTTTTTCTCTCCGGTTGATTTATCCTTCCAGCTTTCGGAAGTTGCAACCGTTAATGTTGCTATTTCCCTGCCATCTTGAGTTGATCTTACTTCGGGATCGCGCCCTACATTTCCAACAATGATTGCTTTGTTTATGCTTCCTGCCATTTATTTAGCCTCATTGGTTGGTTCTTCTTCTGGAATGCCATTAGTAATATAATTATATATTTCATTTGCGCCACCAACAACTCCGCCGTTGGCACTTAAGTTTTGAGCATTAGTAAGAATCAACTCAACACACCTTAACCGCAATTCTGCATCACTTAAATTCATTTTATTAACCTAAATTATTTGTTGGATCATCTGGAAAATTGAAAGACTTAATCGCCATATTCAGGCCTTGAACTTGACCGTAATACATTATAGCTTCAGATTTCCATTTTTCTAATTCTTTTTGCGTTTCTATTAATCTGTTTTTTAGGTCGGCATTTTCGATACTTAATGACGTTAATTTAACACCGTCATTATTAACAAACGAAAAGCTCGATTGATTATCTATTTCTTTTCCCCAATCACCAAGCAATCTAATTGTCATGTTTTGCACTCACTTTATCCATAAATTCACGCCATTCGCCATTTGAGAATTTCTCTCTTTCTGATTCAATACAATTGTTATCGCTCTTTAGTGATGTGATGTATTTGCTTAATACCGCACTTTCCTTGCCGGAGAATGTTACAGCCCTTAAACGATACTCTTCAAACGCTTCGTACGCCAATGGACACCACGCCTTAATGATTTCAGCAATGGCATCTGCATAAACTCTTATTTCATATTGCGCGTGTGAATCAATACGTAAACGCAAGAAATGCAGCAGATTATGTAAATCCATTTTCCATACAAATTCTGTATATGTATTGAGAGTTAACCCTATTCTTGCTGTCTCACGCGAAACACCATTGCCGTTAGCTATAGCGACTTTATAATCAGTGTATTGGCGTTTGCATCCGGATTCTAAATCATCAAGAAAACAGTCTATTTCCACTTCCGATAGCGCAACACCAGACATCTGTTTATTGCTGGCATGTTGTGCCTTAACATGATCGGATTTCGGTATATAAAGATCATCCTTAACTTCTGAATATCGCGCAGAATACTCATTTATAGAGGCTGTACGATGACGCATCCATTGTCTTGCAACAAATATCGGACATTTAATGTACAGCTTGATTTCACACATCTCAAACGGTGTAGTATGGTGGTGACGCATCAAATAATTAATCAATCCCTTATCATCACTCTTTGAAGTCGTGCCTTTGCCATACGAAATACGGGCTGCATCAACGATTGATTGATCGTTGCCCATGTAGTCGATTACACGTATTAGGCCGTGATCGAGTACGTTAAAAAACGTATCGTTATTTATTAAATCGTCTAGTGCTTTTGACGTTGCTCTTTGCATTATTTTCTCGTTTATGGTGTTATAATTTTCTAACTATCGCGCCTGTATCTGGTGGCGGTGGTGGCGGAGGACATTTCAAATCACTTTTAGAGTTACGGCAATTGCAGGACTTAAATGAAACTGTTGGTGGAAGTTTTGATAAATTTCTTACTTCGTGCATCAACTCCCTTATTGCCAATTCTAACTTTTTGTTTTCTCCAACAATTAGTTTTTGATTTGGAGTAAGTTCCGGTAGGTGATCGGTTATTTTTTGCCAAGAAATTTGACTTCTTAGATTGCATAATTCTCTATGAACGTTCATCAAGTCTTTGATTTTTGCAATAATACTCATAGGAAACCCCCTTATTTTGTTGGCGGCGATGAGGGGGATCGAACCCATCCTTATATGTGTTCGTACCACATATACGCTCTACCAATGAGCTACAAAGCCATAAGTGTCCGTCTTTCCGGGCTGTCAATTGCGGTTTAAGGTAGAAGTCTACAACATAAGGAAAACCATACCCGCAATATCTCTCCGTTTTATAACCACGGTGGAGTTGGTCATGGCAACACATACCGTGTCTTTTTGTCGTCTTTCCGACTGTCAAACCCACCTAAGGGTATTTTATTTCATAATAGCAACTAAATTTTTAGCCAACCAAACCAATTTTTGTTTTAATTGTCATTGTCGAGCCTTTCTTTATCTTTTTTTATTCTCTCCGCAAGGACTCCGTCAAGGGTATATTTAAACCTTTTCGGAATCTCTGTACCCCCGTCTTTTTTGTATTTATAAAGCATATCTTCACTGACAGAAAGAATCTTGCTTAACTGCCTAATGCCTATTTTGTGCTTACTAAGCCAAGACCGAAACTCTTCTTTTGTCATTTTCAACCATATGTTTTATTGCCACATCCTGAAGATATATAAAATCAATATATAAATCAATAAAAATCTTATAAAAATCTAATATTTTTATTTTGCGTATTAATATGCAATAATTGTTTGAACGTTTCTTGTATATGTTGTAAATTAAAATAAGTGTTACACATATACGGTTTACGCAATGAGCAAACAAAAACTTACTTTCCCGTTTGAGATTAAAGCTTCGTCAATGGAAGAAATTGACGGCATGAAATACGCCTATTTTGAAGGGTATGCTGCTACTTTTGGAAATGAAGATAGCGTAAACGACATCATTATGAAGGGCGCGTTTACAAAATCTCTCGGCAAGAGAAAAGTCAAGATGTGCTGGCAGCACCGTTTTAGCGAAGTAATCGGAAGTTTTACGGAAATCAAAGAAGATGATGCAGGATTATTCGTAAAGGCGCGTTTAAACCTTGGCGTTGAAAAAGCCCGTGAAGCCTATGCGCTAATTAAATCTGGTGATCTCGATAGCATGTCAATCGGCTATGGCACGATAGTTTCAGAGTACAATGACGAAACAAACGTACGCTTATTGAAGGAATTAGAACTGTACGAAATCTCAATCGTAACAGAGCCAGCAAACGCAATGGCAACAATAACAAACGTTAAATCGCTAGAGCAAGCAGACTCTCTTAAATCAATTGAGCAGATTCTACACGATAACGGATTCTCAAATAATGAATGCAAACTCTTGATAAGCAGAGTTAAGCAGTTGTTAAATTCTCAGCGTGAGGTTGAGGAAAAAGAAGCGAAAGAGCAGCGAGAGGTTGCTGAACTATTGGAAATAATTAAATCAACATCACAAACATTAAAGGTATAAAAAATGGATTTATCAGAAATCGTAAAAGCGCAGGGTGAAGTTAAGAGCGCAATTGAAGCTCTCAAAACTGAAAATGAAAAGAAATTTAAAGAACTTGAAGCAAAGGGTTCTGTTGACGTTGTTACGCAAGATACAGTTAACAGAATTATTGCAGATATTGATGTTAAATTTACAAACCTTGAACGCAATATGTCTCGCCCCGGCATTGGCGCAGAAACAAAAGAAAGCAAAGATTTTGAAGCTGAAGTAAAGGCGTTTAACGTTACGCTTGCCACATCTTCAAGCGGTCGCAAAGAAGCCACTGCTGAAGAATACCTTGCTTATAAAAAGGCGATTGGTAGCTATCTCCGTAAGGGTGACGAAGCTGGCAAAGGTGCAAATATTGAAGAAATCAAAACCATGCAGATCGGCTCTAGCCCTGATGGTGGTTATTTAGTTCGCCCTCAATTTTCTGCAAAGATTATTCAGAAGAGCTTTGAAACTTCTCCGATTCGTCAATTGGCAACTGTTGAAAGTGTTTCTACTGATACGCTTAAATACATTGTTGATTTTGAAGAATTTGATGCAAGTTTTGTTGCTGAATTGGCATCGCGTGCCACTACAAACAACACTACATTTGCAGAAAAAGCTATCTCCGTACATGAAATTTATGCAAAGCCTAAAGTTTCCCAGCAGTTGCTAGAAGATTCTGCAATTAACGTAGAAGCTTACGTAATGAGCAAGATTCAGGACAAACTTACACGCAAACAGAATACAGCATTCATTACTGGTACTGGTGTAAATGAGCCTAAAGGTATTCTTGCTTATGCAAACGGCACAACTTACGGAACTGTTGAGCAACGTTCAACTGGCACTTCTGGAATCATTCAGTGGAATGACTTGCTTAATTTGATGGGTGATCTTAAAGACAAATACCATGCAAATTCAACTTACTTGATGCGCCGTCAAACATTCCTTAGTGAAATTTTGACTAACCTGACAGGTAATGGTGAATACATTGTAAACGTATTTGAAAAAGACGGTATACCTGTTTCTATTGCTGGTTATCCTGTAAAATTTGATGCTGATTTCCCTGCCGTTGCTGCAAATGCTCTTGCTGTTGCGTTCGGCGATTTCCGTGAAGCTTATACTATCGCTGATCGTGTTGGCCTATCTGTTTTACGTGATCCTTATTCTGCTAAACCTGCTGTTGAGTTCTATGCCCGTCAGCGCGTTGGTGGTGAAGTGGTAAATTCAGAAGCCTATAAAATCCTGAAAGTATTAGCATAATTATAAGCAAGGTATAAAAAAATGAGAAAAGATTTATTTAGTAATATTAAGGTTTCACAGGTGGAAATCGCCGCTGTTAAAACAGCAACTGCAACGTCTGATTCTATTGACGTTGCAGGGTTTGAAAGCCTTGCCGTTATTTTTGATGTGGGAAACTCTGCTGACGTTTTGTCTGGTTCTGTTTACTGGACTCTGTCACTGACTGAATGCGATACAACGGATGGTAGTTTTACCGCTGTTGCTGCTGCTGATGTTAAGGTGCAGGGAGGTACTTTTGGTACAACTTCCACGTACGTTATTGATGCACCTACCGAAGATAGCCGCACTGTAAAGTTTGGTTATATGGGCAGCAAGCGTTTTGTTCAGGCTGTGGCAACTGCAACTGGTTCTCATAGCTCCGGTACTCCAATTGGTATTATTGCTATTCAAGGTAATCCTTCCGTTGCGCCGCAGAATGATGCGTAAATAATAGGGGGAGGGTTAAAATCCTCCCCTAATTTACAGGTATAAAATGAAAATCAAATTTTTAAAAAAAGCTTGCGGTGCAGTCAATGGTGTAAATGTAAAAGATTACAAAGTTGATGATATTGTTAAAGTAAATGGCGTTGAAATTGATAAAGAATTGACTGAAGTTTACCTGCAAAGAGGTATTGCTGAAATTTATCAAGATCAGCTAATTGTAGAAGAAAAACAGATTATTCCCGTGATTGAAAACAAGGCCATTGAGCCTATCAGAAATAAGAAGGGTAAATAAATGAGTGGAAATAGCGTAGGAACTGGTTTTAGAAAAACCGGGAGTGGAAGAACTAATAAACTGTATGTTGATGATGTTGCACTTAACGCATCAGCAGCAGAAATTAATCAAGTTGCTGATATTTCAGCTTATCAAGAAACAGTAATTGCGGCTGGTGCATTATCAATTATAAAACGAGTTTCAAAACTTGAATTATCTGGTGCTGGTGCTGTTACTCTTGCTGCTCCTGATGCGACATGTCTAGGATACGTAAAATTAATAGAAATGTCAGCAGATAACGGCGATGTCACACTTGCCCTTACTAACGTTGTTGGTCAATCAAGCGGCACTACCGCAACATTTAATGACGTAAGAGATCAGCTAGTGCTAGTTGCTGGCGTTGATAAGTGGATCGTAATAAAAGAACGTGGAATTACATTGTCTTAATTGAGGATTGAAAATGGTAGCAGCAAATAAATTTACAGACAGAATAGCAGAAAATTTAACTGCTACTATTTTGATTTCCACAACTACATCTGACGATATTAATTTAGGCGGTTGTAGTCTAGTTGGTTTGATAATGCCTAGTGCCTTTACTGGTACTAGCATTACGTTCAAAGCGTCAAATGATGGTACAAATTTCTATGATATGTACAATACATCTGGTACGCAATTGACGGTTACAGTATCGGCATCTGCCGCAAGATGGATTGAGTTCAAACCGTCTGATTTTGCAGGTGTAAAGCATCTTAAAATAGTGGGATCATCACAGGCGGCAGAAAGATCAATTGGAATTGTTACTAGGAGTTTGTAATCATGAGCTTACTTACAACTTTGCTTGAATCATCTGGCGCGTCAACAAATGGATTGCTTGATTTTCGCGGTAGTTATGATGCAAGTGTAAATACATTTCCCGCAACAGGTGGTAGTGGTGCATCAAGTACTATATTAAAGGGTGATTTTTGGCTTGTATCCGTTGGGGGAACGCTAGGAGGTTCGGTTGTTTCTGTTGGAGATACTATTTTTTCAACGGTAGACACCCCAGGTCAAACTGCTGGTAATTGGGCTGTTTTAGAGGGTAATATCGGATATACTCCTGAAAACGTTGCCAATAAAAATACTAATGGCGGCTATGTAGGGCGTGATGCTAATGCTAATGCTACAGTTAATAATACGATAGCTGGTTTTGCCACCACAGCTACCTCCGCTGGCACTCTAACGCTAACAAACGCCTCTGGCTACATACAGGTATTAACTGGGGCTAGTGCTCACACAGTTGTGCTTCCTGTTGCCACAACAATGTCAGCAGGCCAAGGTTTTTACATCCTTTTCAAAGGCACTGGTACAAGTACAGTCACTGTACAGACAAGCGGAGGAAATTCAATTGCAGTTATTTCCACGACAGGGTTCAGTTATGTTACTTGTGTAGATCCCAATGGTGGCACTGGTACTGCGTCATGGGCTGTTCTTACTGGCGGGTCTACCAACATTTCGGGAAACGTTGTAGTGCGAAGCGTTAGCGGTGATATTGCTGTACGTGACGTTAGTGCTCGCACTGTCAATGCAACAACAAACATGACCTCAGTTACTTATATAGCAGGCTACTCAACAACTGCTACAGCAGCGGGAACGACTACACTTTCAGCTACTAGCAGTCAGCAGCAGTATTTTACAGGCACAAGCACGCAAACAGTAGTGTTGCCTGTTACAAGTACGAATATGACGATTGGGCAGAAATTTGAGATATATAACAACTCTACAGGACTTGTGACATTACAGTCATCTGGCGGAAATACTATCCGCATTCTTGAGCCGGGTAGTTCTGTTGCCGTTACTTGCATACTCACAAGCGGTACAGGTGTCGCATCATGGAGCGCAGGTCATGCTAGTGCTGCTGCTGGTGCGTTATACACGAATAACCAGACTGGCACTACATATAGCTTTGCTCTTGTTGATGGCGGTGCAACAGTAACAGCAAGCAATGCCTCTGCATCTACATATACATTACCTCAAACATCCACTGTAGCATTCCCGATTGGGTCAAGGATTAAGCTAGTTAACCTTGGCGCAGGTGCGGTTACGCTTGTCAAAGAGGGTGCAGAGACGCTGCTTGGTAATACTTTACTTAATCAATATGCTACAGTGATGATCGAAAAGACATCTGCTACACAATGGCAAGTGTTCGGTGGTACTGCGGTAGTCCCTGAGGTAATCAACGGTGGTGAGGCGGGAACTATAGTAAACCAAGCTTATGATATTTCTGTACGTATGCCATTTGGTGGCACTATAACTAGCATAACAACTAAGTCAACTACTACAGCAGTGGCGGGTACTTATACTGTAGCGATATCCGGCACTAACGTAACTGGCTTGACAACGGTAGCTAACGGCGCATCTGGAGTTAGAACAAACACTGCTGCGACTGCTGCGAATACATTTGTTACTGGGGATTATATTACGATAACGCTAGCTGGTGCTACGATCACGGACTTGTTCTGGTCACTCGAATATACAAGGGCATATTAATATGGGTAAGGGTAGTTATATAACTCAAGTGCCTTTGACAGTGCCTAGTTGTGTGGGGTGGTTTGATGCTGCTGACAGGGAAGCCATTACATCAAGCGGAGGACTGGTTTCAAACGTGAGGAATAAGGCTAATGTGCAGAATCCATTTGTTCAGGCAACGGGGGGTAATCAGCCTACCACAGGATCATCCACTATGGCTGGCAAAAACGTACTCACATTCGATGGCACAAGCGATTACTTAAGCTGCAATGCTTTGGCTGCATTTTTTACGGGTAATGATACTTCCGTTAGTGCTTTTGCAGTTTATAATTCGGGATCTTTATCTGGAAGCCCTACTATCTTCTCCGCTGGAAACTCCGGAAACAATACTAACCTTTTTGCCCATGATAATGGTGGATCGAATTCCTTTAGGGTTTTTAAAAGAGACGATTTATCTGTTTTAGATCAGGTAGTAACAACAGTGGCATCAGTGTCATCTCCTGTTATGATGTCAATGTCATGTGCTGGAACTACAATAAAAGCGCGGAAAAATGGTGCACTTTTTGCTAATGGTGCTTTTAACGTTGGGGTAACAACTCTTAATGCGTTTGCTATTGGTGCTAGACCTACATCAACTATAACTAGTTTTTTTACCGGGGATATAGCAGAGATAATCATATACAGCAGAGCATTATCTGACACTGAGGTTGCATCAATCGAGGATTACTTAGGCAATAAATGGGGGATTAGCGTAGCATGACAATATTTCCGATAACTCAAGTACCTTTGACTATACCGGGCTGCAAACTTTGGCTTGATGCCGCTGATAGATCTACAATAACGCAATCTAGCACAGTCAGTGTGTGGAAAGATAAGTCAGGAAGCGGAAATAATACTAGTAATGGTGGAGGAGCAACACAGCCTTCTTATAACTCTACTGGATTGAACGGACTTCCTGCGATTGTTTTCACTTTAAATAAGTCACTATTCAACGTAACACTTGTAGCCTTGCAGACTGGTTTTACAATGTTTTTTGTTGCACAACAAAGTAATATCGTAGGTGGTGGTGGTGCTATGCTATTTAATCAAGGAGGAACAAGTAATAACTTGTTTTGTAGGTTTGATCCACCGGCTGAGGCTAATAGATTTTCTAGTTTTATAAAAGTTGCTGGTAGCTTGGAGCCAAGGGTGCAAGTATCAACGGTTCTGACACAAGGTACACCGTACATTCTTTCGGCAAAATACAACGGAACAACGCTTACAAGCACAATGCACAATAATGGCGTATCTAGCTCTCGGACGCGCACACCCGCTGACGCTGGGGTAGCAGGTTTTACTATAGGAAATCAAAACACATCAGATTTAGCTCTTAGTGAGAGTCTTATATATTCATCGAATCTTTCCGATGGAAATATTACTAATATAGCAAGATACCTAGCAAACAAATGGGGAGTATCCATAGCATGACACTATACAACACATTCACAACACTAGCAGAAGCTGAAGCAGCTCAAGCTTATGACTTTGGTAAATTTATCGAAGAAATAACTGATGCAGATTATCTTGCATCAACTAGCAGGTGGGCTGAAGTAATTGAGCTTCCTGACGGTAAGTTTGGCTACATCCCATGCCCTGCTTCAGATGCTGTTTATACAACTGGCGAATATACATTAGATGAGGCCGTTTAAATGACACTAACATATTTTATCTCAACAAACGAAAACGGCGAAGTAATCGGCTATGGTCACGGCTATGGTGAGGCGGGGATGCAGCCAGCTATTAATGCTTACTTTACAGACTATAGCGAGTTCATTGCATGCCTGAAAGGATTTGATGCGGCATTGGAATATGTTGAAGTTATTGAAGATGCTATTGTTACTGACACAGAAGAAGAAATAATGGTTACAGAATGACAATTACGATTACATCAGCAGCGGAGTCTTATAAGCTTGCAACGGTTACGCAATTAAAGGCTATCCTTGGCATTACAACGTCAACAGATGATACGTTGATGGGTATACTGCTTGATCGTGCATCTGCTCAGGTTATCGGATACTGCAATCAAGGTTTTGCCAAGGAAACGATCACCGAAACCCTTAGTTCAAACGGTGGTTACAACCTAAAACTAACACGCAAGCCAATAGTTTCCATTACAAGCATTACGTATGATGGAACGCTAGTTGATGCTTCTGAATATACGTTACAAGAACCTGCTGCTGGTTTTGTTTATAACAATAACGGATGGAATTGTACATATGGAGAATATTTATATTCAGTTGTCTATGTTGCTGGATACGTTTTGCCAAGCTTTACGGCTGGTACAATAAATCTTCCCCTTGATATTACGGCTGCATGTTTGGATATCGCTAAAACGCTTTATTTAAACAAGGACAGTGATCCTACAATAAGTAAGGAGTCAGTGCCGGACGTTTATGATGCAACGTATGGTTCGACATCAAATTCATCTGGTGGAACTAGTGCTGTTTTACAATCTGTTAATATGCTTAATAGATACAAGAGATTTAACATATGAGTTACGCATCAAGAGTATCTTCTATTATAAATAAAATTGGTGAAACGGTTGTAGTCAGGCGCGTTGTATCTTCGTCTGCCATAAACACTACAACAATGCAAAAAACAAACACAACGGCAGACACAACGGTTAAAGCAAGCGTACGTATGTACAAACCAAACGAATTAAGCGGATTAATCCAGCAAGGTGATAGGGAAGTAAGTATTGCGTCAAGTGATCTAGCCAACGAACCAATACCAAACGATAAAATAATCATCAACAGCAAGCAGTTTAACGTTGTTTCCGTCAACACTCGCAGACCGTCTGATGTGGCTGCAATTTACATCTGCCAGGTGCGGGGATGATATGGCTAGTAATATTAGTCAGTTTGAAAAAGACCTCTCAATCAAGGGGAATGAGAAATTTGTACGCCAAGTAACAGAGTTTTATAAATCTCTGGTGCTTACAACGTTTCAATACGTATCAGCAGACGTAATGACAACTGGTAAATCTTTCGGCTCTCCTGTTGCTACTGGACGTTTTTATAATAGCCATACTATACGCATAGGGTCAGTTGATCCACGCGTAAAGCCTGAAGGTGATTATAAATCAGGTATTCCATTATCACAAGCCGCTGCTGCAATAGCCAACTTAAAACTAAGCGATACCGTATATATAGCCAACTCCCTTCCGTATGCAAGACGTATTGAATTTGAAGGGTGGAGCAGTGTCAAAGCACCTCATGGAGTTTATAGAGTAGCTGCAAATTTAGTAAAAGTTAAATTCAAGAACGTAACGGTAACATAAATGTATTTAACAGCAGTTTCTCAAATAGTTAGTAGATTAACAACAAACTGGAATACTACGGATATCATTACCGATAACGTGAGCTATACACCAACTGCCGGAACATCATTTATATTCTGCTCGGTCGAGCCTTTCGACTCAAATGCAGTGAGTATCGGATCTCCTCAAGTAACTGGTGCTTTGTACAGGATGCTAGGAAATATACGTATTGATATCTATACGCCAGTAAACGAAGGAATCGGTTTAGGTGCGTCATATGCGGCAACCATATCAACCGTTTTTCGTGGTCAAACGTTTGATAATATTGTATGCTTTTCTCCAACAGTACTTGCTGGCAGAGAAGTGGGATTTAACACAGGAAACTGGTGGCAAACACCGCTTATTTGCTCGTTTGAGTGCAACAAAACGTATTAGGAGTTTTTTAAATGACAGATTCTAGTTTAACCAGATTTGCGCTGGTCAGTGAAGCCACTGTAAACACAACACCAGCTAGCCCGGTGATGCAGATTATGCGCGTCACCAGTATCGGTATTGGCTTGCAAAATAAGACCGCACAATCAGAGCAGATTGATTCAAGTCGTATGGCTTCCGATCAGATTCTGACAGGTACAAGCACTACCGGGGCTATTGCGTTTGAGTTTTCCAACTCGCACTTTGATAAATTGCTGGTTGCTTCTGTGTTGGGAACTAGGGTAAAATTGTTTGAAAAATCAGGTGGCACAGAGTGCGGAGCGGTTACTTTAACAACCACATTCGCCGTAAACTCTGGTGGAGCAACGGCTGTTGTAGGGCATTTGATCCGTACATCAGGCTATACTACTGCCGCAAATAACGGTTTATATCGCGTTGCATCATCTACTGGTACGACTATAGTTATTTCTGGTGCAACTCTTTCAAACGAAGCAAGCACATCAAGCAGCTTCCTGAAAATTGTAGGATTCCGTGGCGCATCCGGTGACATTACTGCAACTGCGACAGGTTTAGGCTCTACTACTCTAGATTTTACAACACTCGGTTTAGTTGTAGGTCAGTGGGTAAGTATTGGTGGTAACACTTCTGCCGAACAGTTTGCAACATCTGCATTAAATAGCTTTGCACGTATAACCGCAATTGCTGCAACTGCGCTTACTCTTGATAATCTGCCAACTGGCTGGACTACTGATAGCGGCACAAGTAAAACTATTACTGTTTATATATCTGATTACGTACGCGTAGGTAGTACGGTAACTGGCAATACATTCAGTGCTGAAACTGCGTTCTTAGATCAAGTAACTCCTAGCTATTTCGTTGATTCTGGATTGCACGTTAATACCCTAACGTTAAATTGCCCAACGCAAGATAAGGTTACTGGCACTTTTGAAATGATGGGTTTAACAAGCAATACCCCTTCAACAAGTCCTATCTCTGGCGCAACATATACCGCCATTCCTACCGATACTATTTACAACTCAAGCTCAAACACCACGCGCGTAAGTGAGAATGGAACGCAGGTTGCATCTCCTAGCCTAGTAACATCATTCACTCTCAACGTTACAAACAACCTCGAAGAGTTAGAGGCTGTTGGTTCATTGGGTGCTGTTGGTATACGTAAGGGTACTTGTACTGTAACTGGTAATTTTGTTACTTACTTCGGTGACTTGGGTATTTATAACCGTGCAAGAGCTTTAAGCAATACGCAAATTGCAGTTGGTATGAAGCAAAGCACCAAGGCTTATATGTTCTATTTCCCGCGTGTACAGTTAAGCGCACCACGCCCGAATGCTGGTGGTATTAACCAAGATGTAACGTGCGATGCAACATTTAACGCCGCGAAAGATTCTACAACTTCAACAAACTTCCAGATGGATATGTTTTACGAAGTTGCAGCGTAAATCCCGATAATTTAACCCGATAATTATGGTGTGATTGTCCTTATCGGGTGCAATCACACCACCAATAAATGAGTATTAAAATGGCTGATTTTTTCAAAGATAAATGCACAGATAAAACATTAGAAAACGAAGGTGTAAAAGTATATTTGCCTCGTTTTGATTGTACAATTACTGTTTGTAGAACTAGAAACAAGAGACAAATAGAGCTTAATGATAAGCTAATGAAGCCTTACAAACAGTTTCAGAAAAACGGCGTTTTTGTTAAAGTTCCAGACGACATTCAAAAGCAAATTGAGGCGGTAACTGTGCGTGTGTTTGCGGAAACTATCCTTGTGGGATTTGAAGGGATTGAAGTTGACGACAAGCCATTCCCATACACAGTAGAAAATGCCATCAGATTATTGGAAGATAATGATTTCTTCTCAGACGTGCATGAGGCTGCATCATTACAAGAAACTTTCCGCAAAGTTACAATTGAGAATAACTTAAAAAACTTAGGCAAAGTCTCCTCTGGCAGCTAGAGTTTAACGACAAAAGACACATCATTCAGCTATCAGAAAACAATGGGATGAATCCCTATGATATGCTGCCTATGCTGCGTGATGTGTCCGAAGTCCATGAACATCTTGGCTACGCTTGGGAGGCTTTCTGGAAATTAAGTGATGGGAGAAATTACACAACATCAATTGAAGGTAATTTAGTACCATCCCCCATCACATTTGATTCAATCTATTATTATGCAAAGGTTTTCGGATACTTAGAAAAAGAAGATTTTGAGGAGCTGGAAACATATATAAGAACGCTAGATACGGCGTATATTAATTATCAGAGAGCGAGATAGCAGCATGGTTGATACTACCCTTAGTATGAGTATAGATGCAAAAGGCGTAAAATCAGGCTCTGATACCGCTGTTCGCTCTCTCGATGATATTAAAAAAAGTGCTAAAGGAGCAACCGAATCAGTTGATACTAGCGAAAAATCAATAAAATCAGTTGGAAATACCGCATCAGCAGCAGCAAAAGCATTAACCGTTTTGGCTGCTGCATTTTCTATTAATACTGTAGTGCAGTATGCCAGCGAATTGGAAAGCCTTAAAACAAAACTAGCAACAGTTTCTGGAAGCGCGGCACTTGGCGCAGAGGCGTTTAGCTATCTTACCACATTAGCGCAAAAACAATCCGTTGAAATAGGCGTTTTAGGTGATGCTTACGCTCGATTGCTGCCGTCTGTAAAGGCTGGCGTAATTAGCATGATGGAACTAAGAAAAATACTTCCGCTTGTTAATGATAATATTAAGGCTTTCGGTTTATCAACTGGACAGTCTCAAGCTCTGTTGCTTGGTTTATCTCAAACGCTAGGATCTGGAACGGTAACGCTTGAGGATTTGAGGCAGGTAACAGACCAATTACCGGGAAGTATTAATAAAATTGCTGCTGCTTTTGGGAAAAGTCTAGGGCAGTTTAAGGATATGATATCGACAGGAAAGGTTCTTTCTAAAGATATCGTGCCAGCTCTGACTATGGCATTGCAGGAGAACGAAGGTGCTGCTGAAAAATTCAGCGGAACATATGCAGCCGCATCAGTAAGATTTGGAAACTCATTAAAATTCGCTGCTGATGAAATATTAAATACAAGCAACTCCCTTGGTGCTGCTGCTGGTGTGATGGACTTTGTTGCAGCGAGAATACGTGATGCTGCAACTGCTGCCGCTGGAGTTATAGCAAGTTTTTCTATTGCAAAAGATTTAATTGCAAGGACATCTCTAGAGTTACAGAAGCCATTTATTTCTAAAGATGCGTATGAAGATGCGTTAAATTCTCTTGACGTGAAATTATTAGATCACGCAAAAATACTCGATGATATCAACAATGGAAATACGCAAGCAACTAAAACATATCAAGAGCTTGGTGGAGTAACCGTTACTGCTGCAAAGGCAACAAAAGAACTCACCAAAGAACAGGAAAAAGCTTTAAAACTACAAGAGAAATTAAACGAAAAACGTAGAGAATTTATTAAAGCATCAGAAATTGATCTCGATCAACAAACACGTCTAAATGCAGCTAATCAAAATTCTGCAAGAATGTATCAAGTTGTATCTGATGGAATTGAACGCGAAAACAAATTACGTGATCTTGGCTTGACATTAAAGACAATGGAAGGGCAGAAGATTGATGATTTACTCTACAAAAGCCAGCAAGAAAAGCATGGGATTGAGGCTGCAACTGATGCCCGCGAAAAGGATAATAAGTCAAAAGAAGATGCAATAAAACTGCAAGAAGATCTAAACGAAAAACGCGCACAGCCGTTTATTGATGCGTCTAAGAATATCCAGTCTGGTGTTGCAAGTAATATTGAAGATGCGATAAAAACAGGGCTTCAGGATGGATTTACCGGAAACTCTATTAAAAACACGTTTAAATCATTTAGGGATTTATTAACCAACACAATTATTACATCCGTTGCAAACGGTATGGCTGCATCATTTACGAGCAGCTTAATCAATCCTATGTTGGGTAATTTTGCGACTTCATTAAATGGTCAAGGTGTTGGTGCTGCTGCAAATAAAGGGCTTGGTATTGGTGGTTCTGGATTAAGCGGAATATCTGGACTCGGTAGTTTATCTGGATTATTTGGTGCGGGTGGTTTGGCTGCATCTGGTGGATTTGGTGCTATTAATATGTTTGGCGCATCAACTCTTGGCACGGGATTACCTGCTCTTGCTGGTAGTGGCGGTATAGTTGGTTCTGGAGTTCTGGGTGGTGCTACATTAACAGGATTGCTCGGCGGTGCTGGAATTGGTGCTGGTGTTGGTAGTCTGACCGCTGGATTGTATGGTGGAAATGCAATAGGTGGCGCGGTTGGTGGTGCTGCTGGTGGTATAGCTGGAGGATTACTGGGGCAGGCATTGATACCGATTCCCGGCGTTGGATTCGTTATAGGATCGGCATTAGGCGGCATTGCTGGCGGTGGATTAGGTGGTTTATTTGGTGCTGGCAAGGCTGTTTCTGCTGCTGAATTTGCTGGAAATGTCACAAGCACCGGATTATCTGGAGTTGATGCTAGGGCAAAGAAGGGCGATGTATCGCAGGCGCAAGGATTGGCTGATAACCTCGGTGGTTTCTTGTCACAGATCGTTGCAAGCGGCATTGATATTGCTACAACAGACGTACGTGGTGCAATTAACAGCAAGTCCGGCAATAGGTTTGAGGTGCTTGGTAAGAGTATCGGTTTCGATCCTGCTGATACTGAATCTGTTTCTAACGCAATATCAAAAGTAGCAATAGAGCTTGCGAAAGCTGGAACTAACAGCGGAAGTTTGGCTATTGCGCTGCAAAATATACAGACAGACGGACGTAAAGCTGAAGAAGTGCTTGCTGATTTAAATTTTGCCGCAAACTTTGACAAACTTGGTGATGCACCTAAAAAATTAACAGCATTTGAACAAGCGGTAGACGAACTTAAAAAACAGTTTGATGCAGCGGAAGAAACCACAAAACGGTTAGGATTATCAGAAGAAAAACTTGCAGGATTCCGCAAGCAGCAATTCGACCTGCTCACTACTCAATTTAACGATGATATATCAGCGCAGATACTGGAGATTACTGATCCTACAACTGCTGCTATTAACGAGCTTAATAAAGCGTTTGTTGATGTGAGAATAAATGCCGCTGCTGTTGGTGGTGATATGGTTAAAGTTGAAGAGCTTTATAACCTTAAGTTGATCGAGATAAACAAGAGCGCAAATGACAATATTTTACAAGCCAAACAACAGGCTGCAAAAGACTATCTTGCAACTGAAATATCATTACAAACTGATATAGCAAAAAACCTTGAATCTACTAAATCAAAGTTTGAAGGTTTCGCTTCTAGCTTACGTTCATTCCGCTTAGGGTTGCTGACGAATGCAAGCCTATCACCTCTATCAAACGAGGAAAGATTCAGGGCGGCACAGGCGCAATTTAATAGCACATCTACACTTGCAGGGCTTGGAAACGAGGAGGCTATTAATAATCTACAAGATACAAGCCAAACGTATCTTGAGGCTGCAAAAGACTATTATGGCACGACTGCACCTGTATTTGATGCGGTACAAGCGGCTCTTGAAAACACCGAATCAGTTGCAATGAGGCAAGCCAGCATAGCAAGCCAGCAATTGACAGCGGCTAACACGCAGATATCAATCTTATCTGCTATTCGTGATGGTGTTAATAAATCACAAGCTACTGGTGCGGCAAGTAATCCAACAAAATACGGTACTGACCCGAAAATATCACAGATCAACTATTTGCTAGACGCTGCTACTAACTTCAAATTCGCTGGTAATTTTGGCGGCGGTGCATTTGATAGATTTGCAGCATCAACTGCCATTAGTGATGCGGAACGAGAAGCGGCAAGGAATGTGCATAGATCGTTTGGTTTGATTCCTGCATATGCTAATGGTGGAGATCATCCGGGAGGGCTTAGAATTGTTGGTGAGAGAGGTATAGAGGCTGAAGTTACCGGATCATCTAAGATCATTCCAAACAAGACGCTTATGGAGGCGTTATCCGGCGGTGGTAATGCTGAAGTTGTCGCAACAATGAGAGCAAGCGACAAGTCAAACCGTGAAGAAATACGCGCCTTACGTAGGCAATTAGCTGATTCTGAAAAACGCAATCAAGATATGATTAAAGAGTTGTTTGATCGTCAAGATAGAGTAAGTGGGCAATTAATAAGCATACTTAACAAGCCGAACGTGAGGGCATCATGATTTCAGATATGTTTTTCGTTGAGGTAACTGCTTACATTCAGCAAACCAGCACCACCTCATTTGCGATAGGAACTGGTAGCAAAACGTTTACGCTTGCTAGTGCTATCAAGTTTCCCGTTGGCATGACGGTGTTAATTGATGGCGGTAGTAGCAATACCATGACGGGGGTTGTCACATCTGATAACGGGCGTACGACTTCCGTTACTGTCAACGTTACTTCGGTATCAGGTAGCGGAACTATCGCATCTTGGGTAATCGGTGGAGAGAAGGTATTTTACTTTGCTGATAATGGTGGTTTTGACGGTAAGCCTACCGATACTCCTGCAAACGTATTCTTTGCGCCATATTTGGATAATCCGGGGGAATTTTCCCAATATATTTTTCGCAATGGTACAACTTTCGGAAGATCGGAAGTTGGTTATGGTAACACGTCATTAAACAACTCAGACGGTAATCTGGACTACCTTCTTGATTATGGATTTGACGGCAGAAGAATAGTTAAGCGTAGGGGGCAACCAATCGAGGCATATCCCAGCGGCATGACAACGATATTCACCGGCACAATGTCAGGCATTGTTGATGGTGGTGATTTTCTGTATTTGCTTACCCGCGACAAACAGGGGCTTGTATCATCACTTCCGATTCAAACCACAAAATATGCTGGAACGAACAACCTTGTAGATACAGTCGTTCCAAATGTTGAAGGAACTCCGGGAGATATACAGGGAAAACCAAAGCCTATATGGCTCGGAGCTAATAAAGGCGTATCTCCTCCGCTTGTAAATACAGCAAAACAAACGTATCAATTATCTACATTACCAATGATATCAACTGGATTCGTTGTTTATGACAAGGGTGTTGTGCAAACACTTCATACCACGGAAACTACGCTGATGGGGCTTCAGAACGCCACAGTTCCAGCAAGTAAGTATTCTGTTTATTTTGGAGATAATGGCGAGGGAACATTTATAAGAACAGGCACAGCATTAAATGAAGGAGTGATTACGATTGAGGGGCATTGGGATGTTGATGCTAATCAAACTGCCGCATACCTTGCTGATTATGTTCTGGAAAACTACGGCGGCATATCTGGTGGATTTACAGGTGCAAGTGTTGCGGCATTGGATGGAAAAAATAGCTCTGTTGTTGGATTCTGGACTGACACAACAGAATATACAATAGGGGAAGTAATTGATTATATTCTACAATCAGTTGGAGGATATTGGGCTATTACAAATGATGGTGATTTTACACTAGGCAGATTGGAACCGCCCGCTGTTAGTGCAGATCATACGATAAATGATGATCTCTTGATTGGCGGTAAGGATAAAATACAGCGATTATCAAGCAATGATAGCGGCGGTGGGTTGCCTGCAAAACGCTGTTTGCTGAATTGGGGGAAAAACTACACAATATTAAATGCCACTGATGTTGCGGGATCTGCGCTTACTGTTCTTGAGTTTTATACAAGGGAATACAGAACTGTTTATTCTACAATCAATACTACAACACTTACAAAACACCCCCTTGCTCAAGAAATAGAGTTCACTACGCAAATTCATTCTGTTTCAGATGCACAAACCGAAGTAGACAGATTGGGCGTACTGTATAAAAATGAGTATTTTAACGTTGATATTTCCGTACAAGCAGTATATAGTAAAAACATGCAATTGGGGCAAACTATAGCCCTTGAAGATGTACGTACATTTTACGCAAGAAACTATCTGCTTACGGGTATATCAAATGATTATAAAACTGATAATGCCAATCTTCAGTTGTTGTATATAGGCTGATTAATGGCTAATTGCGTCCTGTCATCCCCTAATTATCTAGACGTACAGCCAAGCTTGCCGCTTGTGCCTATTTACGTTCGTATGGGCGGTGGAAGTTGGCTTACATCAAGACCGTTGACTAATTTACGCGCCGTTACTGATCTTGATAGATTCTTGAAAAATACCGCACGATCAACAAATGCAACCACTGCATACAGTAAATTTTACGGTGATTTAGGTGCTAATAGAAGTATCAGAGTAACAGCAATCCCACGCAGCAATATAAAAAATAAGGCTGCTACAATACGCGTCAGGTATATGACTGCACCAGTATTTTCTGGATGCACTGTAAACGCGATAACATCTTCCGGGGTGAGTAGTATAACCTTCAAGGCTGGGGCGGTTGCCGCAACTATAACAACTGGTGATTTATTCACAGTAAATAATAATAGCACTGTTTACACCGCCGGAACTACTACAACGATATCGGCTGGTGGAACTGCATCAATAAATATTACCCCTAATTTAGTCGATGCAGCGGCGGCAACTGAAGTAATTACTTGTATTACTGGCGATACATCAACGGAAGTTTACGATAGTGGATATACAGACGTATGGAGGGCAACGTTTGATCTAAGCACGTTGTCTTATTTTGATCCGCATTTTTACGATCTTAAATTCACAGATGAAGAGCGTAATGTCATTAACATGCCGTGGTTTGACGTGGCAGATAATTCATTTTATGCGCGTTATTTTTCGATTGAAGTGGTGGATACTGGGAATTCAGACGGCTATATTGACTTAGCTAAACTGGTTATTTCACCGGGATACCAGCCTACAATAAATATGAGTTACGGCACGACACTAGGCTGGTCAAGCAATACCACAGTCACAAAATCAGATATTACAAAATTCTTCCGGGTGCGTGATGGTGAGCGTAGAGTTGCGTTTCAAATTGCCAACATTCCTACAAATGAGGCATTCGGTTTTGATTACGAAATCAAACGTGCACTAGACTTAAGCGGTCAGTTGTTTTTTATATTCAATCCAGATGAATCAACTAACCGCCATAGATTATCATTCCTTGCGACAATAGAAGAAATCTCCCCTACGTCATTCGATTACTTTGACGGAAATAAAATAGCGTATCAATTAACAGAGGTTATATCATGACAATCATAGTAGCAAATGGAAAGTCTTATGATATTCCTGCAATTTTTACAGCTAATAATGGTGCTGGTCACTCTGCAATAATAACCGCAGGAACAGGTGATGAAGTGCCTACATTATTTGCTCCAATGATTGATTTGGTTGCAGACGCTTCGAAAAATATGCGTACCACAAGCGCGAGTTCAGTAGCAATAGGAACAGGAACTAAGACTTTCGTATTGGCTATTGATCTACCATTTATTGCAGGTGAATACGTTCAATTTGTGGATACTGCAAATGCTGCAAATTACATGTATGCAACAATCACAAGCTACACATCTGCAACAAAAACACTAGTTACTTCTGTTGCATCTGGTCAAACAGGTGGAAGCGGAACTATTGCATCATGGAACGTCATATCAACTGGTGCATTCGGTGCTACTGGTGCAACGGGGGCAACTGGTGCGGCGTATGATATATCTGCAAGCACGGCAGAAACTACGTACTCAAACATTACAAATATACCATGCAGCATAGGTGATGGAGAGTCAAATAATAGGCGCATGACTCCTGCTAATTTTTTGCTTGGTGTTGCGGCAGATACTACTTTCGGAACTAATCTGGCGGCAAACAGCACTTTTCTTGCTGCATTGTTTGGCAAACAGGCGATATGGTGTCCGGCTGGATTTATTAAACCATCATCAACTGGTGGATGTGCGGCAGTAGCAACAGTGGCAACATCCGCAAACAGACCGGATATTACAAGTTGTGATTTTGATGCAACTACTCAAGAGTATGCACAATTCGGCTGGAGAATGCCTGAATCTTGGAACGAAAGCACGGTTACTTTTAGGGCAGTTTGGACGCATCCGGCAACCACTACTAATTTCGGCGTAGTATGGGATTTGCAAGGATTGGCTTGTAGTGATGATGATACGATAGATGCAGCTTACGGTACAGCGGTAACATCAACCGATACAGGCGGCACTACCAGCGATTTATACATATCGCCGGAAAGCTCAGCGATAACGATTGCCGGAACACCGCAGCCGGGCGATATGGTGTTTTATAGGATGTCACGCGTAACAGGTAACGGCTCTGATACAATGGCTGTTGATGCAAAGCTACTCGGCATAGTACTGTTTATAACCACTACAAAAGGGAATGACGCATAATGATGGGGCAATGTCATATTGGTGGTTTTGGGGTCGGTGGAGGGGGTTACATAGCCAATGCGGTTGACTACAACGGATCGGCAGATTACCTGACTGAGCAGTCGGCGGGGATATCTGGATCAGGTAAAGAGGGCTTAATCTCATGTTGGGTAAGGATAGATGGAGGGGATGGAACAACTAGGAGTATAATAAATGCCGGAGCAGGTAATTTCTTTGTGGGTCTAAACACTTCTAATAAATTTACAGTTACAGCCACAAACAACAGCAGCAGCACAGGTATTACCAGTGGATCTATGGTTTCTAGTAACACCTACCTAGCATCATCTGCATGGATACATTTATTGATAAGTTACAACTTAGCGACGGGTGATAGGCATATGTACATAAACGGGGCTTCGGATGTCGCTTTAGGCTCTTACACTAATACAACTATCTCATACAATCTAGGTAATAATGGTTTTGCCGCTTCATATGCTGGAGTTTCTAAGTTTAACGGATGTTTATCTGAACTGTATTTTACTGATACCTATATGGATATCTCATCAATAGGAAATAGGCTTAAGTTTAGAACATCTAACGGTAAGCCGGAGATTTTAGGAGATAGCGGTTCGTTACCTACCGGAGTTACTCCTATAGTATATCTAAACAACCCAGCCGCTACAATTAATGTCAACAAAGGAACGTTAAACACAAACTTCCTTATTATAGGATCTCCAATTGACGCATCAACATCACCTAGTAATTAAAAGGTAAAAAAACATGTGGGCATTAGTAAAAAACAACGAAATAGTAGCAACATACAGCAAGTTGCCAAAGAATAACGGTGAAGGTGGTGTAAACCTGCACTCCATTAAGCTTATCGGCAAGCTTTTTGATAATGACGGAGCGGTTATTATTGAAAAACATGATTTCGGCATTGATTATGATAAGTTAAAAGAACTTGGATACTATAAAGTGGTTGAAGAAAATGCGCCAGAATATGACAACTCAACACATCAAGCACCTGTTTTAGAGTATGCTTTTGTTGATGATGAAGTGGTACAAGTTTGGACTGTTATTCCAAAAACCAAAGAACAACTCTCAGCGGAATTAGAAGCGGCATGGCAATCAATCCGCGACACACGAAATCAGCTATTAAAAAAATCAGATTGGACGCAACTAGCAGACGTTCCAGCTAATCCAGATTGGGTTATTTACCGTCAAACTTTGCGTGATATTACCGATATGTTTGATACTCCTGATGCTGTAATTTTTCCTGATAAACCATCATGATTTTAGCTTATGTTCTTGGTTATTTAAACGCCATCAGGGGTTCTGGGGTTTGGAATCGTGACTGGTGGATTATGTTAATGTCTATTAATATAGCGGCTGCTATAAATGGTGGTACTGGCATTTCAATTCCTCAAGCAATGATGCTAGTGCCAGTTATCTTCCTACTATTGCTGGTAGGATTTGCGCCGGGATGGGGTAAATATTTCAATATGTCATATACAAATATGGCGTATATTAACGAGGTTGAATTTAAACCTATTGATTGGATATGCAATAAATTACTAGGCAAGCCAACAACTATATTAGCGTTTAAACGTTGGTGTTTTCTTGCAATGTCTATAAGGGGTATGTTATTCTATCCTTTATTTATATTCTTATCATTTATTAACCCTTTGGCGTTGGTCTATGGCTTAGGTGTTTTATCAATGGGGATGATATACTGGTTGCGTAAATTCACACCAGAATCACACTCAATAAGAATAGCAGAATTTGCATATTTATGCGTATACGGCGCGTTAATTCACATCTCATTAACAGTTTATTAATCATTATGACAGATAATCACGATATCAAGAACTCAATAGAAAAACTTTCTACATCTTTTGAGAAAGTGAAGGATGATATAGGTGATATGCGTACAGAAATAGCCGTAATGACTGCTGGAAATGCTTATTTAGCGGAGTCAATAAAACGTTTGGAAACAGCAACTGACAAGCAATATGAAAGCGTTAATGATAAAATTTCTAATCAAGACGAGCGTATTGAAAAACAAAATCAACGCTTAACCGATATAGAAAGCAACATTGTAGGCTGGAAAGGAAGATTGATAGGCGTAAGTGCAACTGCATCATTAATATTTGTGGTCGGTTTAGCAACGGCAAAAGCGGCGGGGATAATTAGCTAATATGTCATGGCAGAAAATAGTAGCATCCATAGCACCAACTATTGCAACTGCGCTTGGAAGCCCCATTGCAGGGATGGCTATTAGTGCCGTGACTTCCGCTCTAGGGCTTGCTCCTGATGCTAAAGACGAAGCTATCAATGCGGCAATTACTGCTAACCCTGATTTATTGCTTAAGCTTAAAGAATCTGAAATTGCATTCAAACAGCGCATTGCAGAATTAGGGATTGATCTTGAGCGCATCCATTCTGAAGATAGGAATAGCGCAAGAAATAGGCAAGTGCAACTCAAGGATCAAGTTCCAAATGTTCTTGCGTTTGTTGTTATCGTAGGTTTTTTTGCAACGGTAGGATACGTATTTAGCGGAAATATAATGCTGGCAGGAGAGCAAGGAATACTTGTAGGCACTATTATCGGGTATGTTAGCGCAAAGGCAGATCAGGTATTAAGCTACTTTTTCGGTAGCAGCTCTGGAAGTGATAAGAAAAATCAGATTATGGCGGATATGCAAAAAAGATGAAACTAACTGAAAATTTTACGTTATCTGAATTATACAAGAGTCAAACAGCAATAAGACTCGGAATAAACAACGAGCCTAAAGACGTTGAAATAATTGAAAATATGCGTCAATTGTGCATAAACGTGCTACAGCCGATACGTAATTATTATGGCGTGCCGTTTGTGCCATCAAGTTGTTATCGTTCGCCTGCGTTAAATTCAGCAGTTGGGGGCGAATCAACTAGCCAACATCTACGCGGAGAGGCAGCAGATATTGAAATTCCCGGCGTATCAAACTATGATCTTGCTTGCTTCGTACGTGATAATATAAAGTTCGATCAACTGATATTGGAATTCTACGTTGAAGGTAAACTAGATAGCGGGTGGGTGCATGTCAGTTATACAAATAAAAAACCATTACGTAGAGAAGTAAAAACAAAATCCGCTGGAAAACCTTATAAACAAGGATTAATAAAATGAACATCAATGAAAATCCAAATGGATTTATAAGAACCATGACGATATTGCTAGGGCTTGTAATATGCCTTGTTTCTGGACACGCTCAAAGCATAATTTTTCTTATTATAGGACTATCAATTGCTACTTTCGGTATTGCGTGGGGATGCCTTGATTACCTTATGTTTCTTGGAGATCTTGTGACAAAGGTAAAAAGTGCTATCATATCTGCAATCGCATCAATCATAAAATCTATATTTAGTAAATAATGGAAAATATTATTAAGGTTGTAATTAGCGTATGCACAGCCGTCATAATAGGATTTCTTAGCACTACATTTGCATTATTCAGCAAAGTTTCAACTCTTGAAATACGCGCTGATTACGTGGAGAAAAAATTAGAAGAGTGCATTACACCCGATAAACTCGAAAATGCAAAACTGCAAATGAGTCAACAGGTTGTAATGCACTGCAAATAATTATCTTGAAACAGAAGTTGCAACTCTACTTGCTGTCACCATGTCTCTAAAATGAGTACTATTTCCTTGCTCTAAATCAATATCAACATTAGGCAAAACGTTAACAACCTGTATTTCTTGAGGTTGTATTTGCTCTTGATCTGATGACAATATATTATTTACCCCTTTTGTAAAATTTATCGCAGAAGAAAATATAATCGCCAACGTCAAAGGTGATCCCTCATCAGAAAACTGTCTAATCATACCAGTCATGAATACTGCTGCTGTTGCAAATACACCTGCAACTTCGAGTGCTAATTTACTACCTCGCATTATCCCCCCAGTTTTCAGGATTAATACACTTGCTTCTTATCTTAATAGCTCCATGCTCCATATCGTTATATATTTTCTGCATATGGTAACATAAATCCATTCTTTCAAGCGGTATTACTTGAGTTGAAACACCGCTTGCTGAAATGCTTAACAATACAATCAAATATGCTTTTATCATGATTTAACACTATGTTTTATTGCTGTTAATGTTGCTGGCTTCGCAAGTACGAAACCAGATATTTTACTTGCATCATCAATAATTTTATCAACGTTGCAATTTTTCTTATTAATTCTAATTGCCGCTTCAATACAATGATGCCTAACCCAATTTTCATGCTCGTTCATTTAAATCATCCCTATCGCTTGCTTGTAAAGATCAATCAATTCGTCATGCTCTTCCAATTTATCACGATCAAGCTTGCGAAGTTTGATGATCTCCCTGACTATTTTTACATCAAAACCCTCCCCCTTCAATTCCTGATAAACGTCTTTAATGGATTCTGCTATTGCTTGTTTTTCTTCCTCTAATTGTTCTATTTGCTCAATGAACTGTTTTAATATTTGTGGTGATTGTATTGTCATTATTCGCCTATAGTCATGTATTCAACAAAAATTTGTTTGATATTATTAATAATATTATTTGGATGCCTATTCGCATCATCACCATAAAAATTAATATTAACAACAATGTTAAGATAGCTAGTTGCATCGTGACTTGTCGTTATTGAGTAACCGCAAACAAATGCACTTTTGTTATGTGAGGTGTAAATTTCCTCAGTTAATTTGTTTAATATTTCATTTACAAGCTGATAATTAGCCTTATAACCAATTGTAGGAACTGTAAAATTTTCCGTGTAATTTAAAATTATATTTCTATCTAGTGGATGTTCTATTGTCATGATATTTCCTATTTAAAAACGTTTAACATATTATTAAATTTATTATTTTTTATTCTATTTTTATTTTCTTCAACTAATTCTGATAATTCAATTAATTTTTTCTTAATAGATTCGTCTTTATTGTCGGTAGAGATAGAAAAATCTACATAACCTCTAAATAAATATAAAATAGATGCACATGAAGATTTAATATTAAGCATAACAAAAGTTTTAAGTTGACATCTGTAGTAACTTATGTGTAATGAATATCCTTTAAAGCATGTCATATTGTGATCATCCCATTTTATTTTCCCTACAACGGTTTTTTGCAGTATTGATTCAAGTAATTTCAACTCTTTTGACATTATACTAAATCCTCTGGTTTTAATTTTAATTTATGGCATGCTTTTCTTAATTTACTCATAGCTCTTTGCTCTATTTGCCTAACTCTTTGAGAACATACTCCCATCTCTTTTCCTATCTGTTTTAATGTCATAAATGGCTTAAACATACCTCCACTATATTTTTTATCATATATGTTTTCTGTAAAAATTGGCGATTTATCAACATTAAAAACGTAATCATTATCAATTGACTCCATGTTTAAAATAGTATTGTTAGCTGAACTATTAATAGCAAACATGGCGCGTCTTTGCTTGTTACTAATCACTACGCTAACTCCCTTACTATTCCTTCGTTAATCCAATATGTTTTTCCCATGCCATTTTTTGACAGTACTGGGCATGATGATTCATCTTTTAATGACATTGTAATTAATGCCTTTATTCCTGATTGATTGATTGTTTTCAATAAATTACCCCTTCCGTTTGGATATTGTATAATATCCGCGCCATCAATAACCACAACTTGAGAGCCATCAATTGACGCTATCGCAAGCTGCACCACAAAATTAGCAATAAACTGTTGCGCCGCTGAAGATTCGATATAAGATCTATCTCCGACATGCAGATTCATATCAATGTCAATTGTTATTGCTGGCACTCCCATATATTTAGAGTAAATTAATAGCATCTTTGCATTAAATTCTTCAAGTATGGCTTTAAGTCTACGTTTACGGACTCCTGTTTCCGATAACTCGTCAGAAATATGCAGATAGTTTCTGATTAGCGTTTGCTTCTCTGTTGCCTTTGCGTATGTTTCTTGCTCGTCTTTAAGGCTGCATAACTGTGATAGTGCAAGTTTAGCCTCTGTTTCCTGCAATTCTGATGATTCCTTTACTTCACCAGCTTTTTCTAGTTGACGGGCTGCATCACCTGCTATTTTGCCTTGCTCAAGTGTTTTATTGAGTTCATCTTCGAGATTCTTGACGATAGTTTCTTGAGATATGGCTAATCCGTTCAACTCAACTAATCTTGATTCTAATATTTTTTTAGTCTCTTCTGAAGCTGTTGTTTTGACTAATATACGCTCTTGAAAAAAATGGTGCTAAATTTGTAAGTATTAAAATATCTAATATTGATAG